GTTGCTACTCCGTATTCGACTGCTGAGCGCACTATGAGCATTGACCGTTACTCTGAGCTGGTTGTGGCTCCGATGGTTAACGCTCTTTGCGGTAAGGTTGCATCTACCGTTATGCGCGGCTCTGAGGGTGGTGTTTGTAACCTGATTAGCAACGTTGACGGCGCTGGTAACATTATCTCCCCGACAATGGATCAGTTTACGGGAGCCAATGCTATCCTTGATGACCAAGGCGCTACCATGATGGATAGGCGCTGCGTTCAAGACCCTACTTCAGACGCACGCACAGTTAGCTCGTTAGCTGGCTTGCTCAATCCTGTTACGGAAATCTCCTCGCAGTTCCGTAGTGGTATGATGAAGTCTGGTTTAGGTTTTGATCGTTTCTTCCGCGACCAAACTATTATTAAACATGCTACTGGTACTTTTAGTGCTGGCGGTACTGTTAACGGTGGTGGACAAACTACTTCTACTTCTGGCGGTAACATTACCGTTAATGCCATCACTGGCACTCTCCGCAAGGGTGACATTGTTACGTTTGCTAATGTTAACGCTGTCAACCGCGTCACCAAAGAGAGCTTAGGTACATTACGTCAGTTTGTTGTTACTGCTGACGTTGCTACTACCGCTACAACTATTCCGATTTATCCCGGTATGATTGGCCCGGTTGGTGGTGTTGCTGGTGGTGCTGACCAACAGTATCAGACTGTTGACGCTCTGCCCATCAATGGCGCGGCAATGGTGCTGGTTACTCCTGCTAGCTCTGTGTATCGTAAGTCTCTGGCTTACACACAGAAGGCCGTTACAATGGCTTCTGCTGACTTGGTTATGCCCAAGAAAGCAGTTGAAGAAGCCAGCCGCACTAGCTACGATGGTGTCTCTATGCGTATGTTGACGGATTATCTTCCGTTGACGGATCAGCTCGCTACTCGTTTGGATGTGCTTTTTGGATTTAAATTCATACGACCAGAATGGCTCTGCGTGATTTGCGACCGCGTTTAGTTCTGATTTTGTCTTGACTTCCTCGTTAGGCTGAGCTATTTTTGCTTAGTTCTAACGAGGAAGAAAAGAATGAATTGGTCTAACGAATGGGAAAAATCTAAAGAACTTTGTTCCGTAGATGGATGCTACCAGCCAGTAAAAAGAAAAGGTTGGTGCGGCAAACATTATCAGCAGCTTTATAAGTCGGCTCCTGATTACGCGGCTAGAGATAAATCGTTTGAAGGAGAAAAACGCAATCATCCTTTGTATATAATTTGGTGGCAAAGGAAGCAAGACAATTGTTTATGTGAAGCTTGGCTAGATTTTTCAATTTTTGTTAAAGCTGTTTCGCCTAAACCTGATGGCAATTTTTTATTAGTTAAATTGAGGAATGCGCCATTTGGGCCTGACAACTTTAAATGGCAAGCGCATTTAAAGCGTAAAGAAGGAGAAACTAATAAAGATTGGTGGGCTAGAAAAAGATTAGCTAGGCTAGCAGCTAATCCATCAATGGAGAGTGATAGAAATCTCAAGAGAACATTTAATCTTACTCGCGAGCAATATAACGAAAAATTAGCTTCTCAAAACTTTGTATGTGCTATTTGCGAATTGCCAGAAACGTCTACTAGTCCTAATACTGGAACTATTAAAAGCTTAGCTGTAGATCACAATCACGCAACTGGTAAAATTAGAGATTTACTTTGTGGACGTTGCAATACCACAATTGGAAAATTGAATGAAGATTTAATATTGCTAGAAAAAATTAAAGTGTACCTTATCAAACACAAGGAAAATTAAAAAATGTCTCTTACCGCATTCCCTGAGCCTAAAGATTTAGTCCTGCCTTTTGAGCAGATGGTGTTAGACGGAAAGTCCATCAATATGCATCCTTGGAGTGTAGAAAACCCCCATCCCGGCTACGGTAAAGACCCTAACATTTTAAATGAATTTGGTCATACCAAGTACCCTATGTTTGTGGGTAAAGTTATTGTTAATAACGAGGAAGAAGAAAAGGCTGCTAGGGGGGAGCCTAGTGGTCCTGCTGCTCCAGCTGCTAATCTTTGGCCTACGGCTAAATAATAATGACTACAGCAAGAGACTTCATAACATTATGCCTTAAGGAAGCTGGCGTAACTGGCGTAGGCCAAACACCACTACCTGAGGACATTAATGATTGCTTTACGCTCCTAACCCGTATGCTGGATAGGTGGCAAAAGAAGCGTTGGATTGTCCCCAATCTTTATGAAATTTCTGCTCCCGGCAACAATTTAAAATCTAACAGAATTGGCCCCGGTCAATACTACAACGCAGCTAGACCTAACAATATACAAGCTGCTTATTTTAAACAATTAAATTCAGGTGGAGTTGAAAACGAGGTTAGCTATCCTTTAACTCCTATCTTCAGTTGGGAAAATTACGCTCAGATAGCTTTGAAAAATTTAAATTCGTGGCCTGTTTATTTCTTTTATGATGGAGCATTCCCTTATGGGAATGTGTACATTTGGCCTATTCCAACATCAGATTATGAAATACATTTAGTCATCAAAGGGCCTATTGGTTTTGATGTGGTTATTTCTGAAGGAATAGTATCTACTGCTGGAGTTGGTTATACCGATGGGGTTTATCTAGCTGTACCTTTAGTTAATGTTACTGGCTTTGGCTCTGGTGGTACAGTAGACGTAACTGTAGCCGGTGGAGTACCCACCATAGATAATATAGCTGGTGGTGGAACAGGTTACAATATTGGTGATATGCTGACGTTAGATACAACCATTGTTGGGGCTGGTACAGGATTTGAATACACAGTAAACAACGTTACCACCAATTTAGACGCTGAATTTAATATGCCTCCTGAATATGAGGAAGCTATTCATTACAATTTGTGCGTTAGGATTGTAGCTCACTACCAAATGCCCACAAACCCTGTGCAAGGTAAGTTAGCCAAAATTGCATTGAACGATATTAAAAATCAAAACGCTCAGATACCTACTTTGGGTATGCCGTCATCGTTAAAGTTTGGCCGTAACAATGGCTCTGGCTTCTATATCTATAATGCGGATATGCTGTGAGAGTAGAACTTATAAGCGCACCCTATGACGGCAAAAGCATTATTGCATCAGGGCAAGAGTGCGTAAACCTCTATGCCGAGATTAATAATAAAGACCCTCAAGCTCCAGCTAAAGTTACGTACTACTTAACCCCCGGCACAACTGTTTACGCTGACCCTTTATTTGAAAAAGCAGCTAGAGGCTCTTACCGTACCAGCTTAGGTACTGCATTTTATGTAGTCGGGCAAAACGTTTACTTTTTAACATCTGCACAAACTTTAATTTTTATTGGAGCTATCGCAGATAGAGCAAGTCAAATCATATTTTCAGATAATGGGATTGTTTGCGTTTTTGTAGATGGTGTTAACGGGTATGTTATAGATTTGGCTACCAATGCGTTAGGTATCATAATCGACCCTAACTTTTATGGTGCTGATTATGTAGCTTTGCTGGATACATTTTTTATATTTAACGTACCTGACACCAATCAATTCTACATTAGTGTTTCTAACGCTGATTATACATTATTGACTACTACAGGTGCCTTTGACCCATTAGATATTGCATCAAAGGCTGGCTTCAATGACCCTATTGTGGGCATTGTCACAATCCATAGAGAACTTTGGCTTATTGGTGAGTTAACATCTGAGGTTTGGATTGGCACTGGCGCTGCTGATTTTTATTTTCAACAGGTGCAAGGTGCTTATATCAATCATGGTTGCGCTGCTCAGTATTCTATGGCAACTATGGATAATTTTGTTTTCTTCATTATGCAGGACCAACAAGGCAACGGTATTGTTGTTCAAGGTGGAGGATATGAGCTAAACGAAATATCAACTCCTAGAACAGTTAAAGAATTTAAAAGCTATTCTACATTAGCTGACGCTATAGGTTTTTGTTTTCAAATTGAAGATCATGCTTTCTATTGCTTAATATTTCCTACTGCTTCTAAAGGTTGGATGTACGATCTATCTACTAAGCAATGGAATGAGTGGAATTGGTGCGATGAAAACGGAAATCTTTTAAGACCTAGAGCTAACTGCTGCATGTTTGC